AGACTTTCTAGGGGCGCGCTGCCACAGGCATGGAAGACTTCCTCCACATCCTCTTGGCGCATCGTCCTGGCCAGCTCCAGGCAGTCTTGCTGGATCGTCGGACGCACCCAGGGTTTAGACCGGGGAGCTTCGTTTGACATAGAAGCCCTCCCAATCAGCACTCAGGAATGCACACGGCAGCGGGCTGTCGCTCGTCAGCTCGATGGTCGTCCCGATGTTCTGGGAGAGCACCGGCACGGAGAACTTCCCGGTTGGCGTGGAGATCCCACCCAGCAGCGCAGAAACTCCCAGCACTCGACCGGTGAAGCGGTAGTTGTACGGCTGGCGCCCTTGAGGGGTGACGTTCACTTCAAAGAATCCGGACTCGGCGTAGTTCACGGCGAACTTGCGGATCTGAAGTCGCCCCTCGGTGTCTGCCTTCTGGCCGTTGCCCTGCTCAACCCGCACGGTGATCGGACTGAAGACATAGCTGAAGGTGTACTTCTGACCCACCACCAGGTCATTCCCGGTAATGTCCCCACGGACGCGGAGGTCGCCAGCGTCAGTCACCTGGAAGTCGAAGCTGAGGCCTGGCTTGCTCCTTGGGGAACTAGCCGCGACCACCCCTGCGAACTTGCCTTGAGCGTTCGGCTTGTAGCCGATCTTTGCCCATGGAATCACCGAGTGTTCGCCGTCATAGATGATGGCATCTCGAGGAATCAGACGCTTGCGGTCCAGGTGGACCAGATACGGCTCCTGCTCCCACTGCACGGTGGACGAGAGGTCAATCTTCTCAAACCATAGGTGGTCATCGCGAAGGAAGAACACAAACATGTCCGACTCCAAGATGTCCAAGCCCAGGATCTTCGCCCCTTGGTCAAACGTCCACCGTGACCATGAGGCCTGGAGTTTCTCGTTGCCGGAGAAGTAATACTTGTAGATGTAGATCCGCTCGGGATCATTCTTCGACACGCAGGCCAGGAGGTCTTCGTTGGGGGATGCCGCGATCCGGTAGATGTTCACCGGGATGTACTCGGGGACATGGGCCGTGATGTCCGAGGCATCGTTCTGGATGCTGTTGGTGTCCACGTAGTATTCCCGCATAGCAGACCATCGGCCCTTGTTGACACCGAAATAGACATTCTTGCCGGTACCCACTGGCCGCGCATCGACGTTGCAGGGGAACTCCGTGGCCAGCTTGATGGCAACCGTTCGTGGGGTCAGCGTTGCTTCCTCGTCGATCACAAACTGGGACTGCTCCGAGAACAGCAGGAGCTGCTTGTTGAACTGCAGGGCGTGCCGAAGGATTGACACCTTGGTGTGGGACGCAGCAACATCAATTGGATCCGAGTCGAGCAGTGAGATCACCGAGGTGCGGAAGACGTTGAAGAACTCGCCAGCCTCCGTGAAGATCACGTTCTCGTCCGCCAGGAAGCCCATGCGGTTCCGGTAGAAGAAAACCTCGTTCAACGTACGTCCAACGAAGGACGGGTTGGGATTGGTTTCCATGCTTCCGGCCACACGCTCTGACCATTCCGCAGGTTTGAAGGTGAACGTGCCATCAGCCTCACGGACCAGCAGGTGCGGCATTGTCGAAGCATCCAGGCCAGCGGAGATCCCTGGCGCGGGGCGCTCTTTCCACACACCGCTGTTTGTTCCTGAGGTTTGCACGTACTGAACGTGGTAGTCGTCCGACTTGGCCGTATTGTCGCCGCTGATCTCGATGGTGAATCCGTCCACCGGAGACACTCCTGGGAGGTCCGAGAATCAGGGCGTTGTTATTGAAGCCATCCTGGGACGACATCGTGAACGCCTTCGTACTGCTAACGTGGATCGTAGAGCCGACCATCGTCATCTGGTAGCCGTTCGCAGCAGTCACGCCCTCGATAATCAGATTGGTCAAGAGCTGGTTCGCGATGTAGTCAGTCGAGATGTACATGGCATCGCCCTGGCCAGTACCGTTTGGGGTGGTGTATGAGGCTGTCTTGTCATCGATCTGGACCGAGTAGGTCTTCCCGAAGATGCCTTGCCTGACATTCACCAGTCCCTCATCTGGACGGACCGGGGTCTTCTTAGTGCCTTCCTTGACCCGCACATTCTTGTTGACGATGAAGGTGTAGTCGGCCACTGAAACAGCCGCGAACTGGTTGGCAACGGGCGTGCCTCCGGCAGTCGTCAGGTAGGCTTTCCCGTGAGGGAACGTGACGGTTTTCTTGCTGCCGTCGAGGCCATACACCGCCAGATCTCCGTTCTCGATGCAGAGCACGTACCGCTCCGACACATCACGGTTGATCGTGTGGAGGTAGATGTCCGATCCGGAGACCGGTTGGCGATTCAGGAAGACAGTCGGTGGACGCTTCTTCAGGCCTTGGGCTGCAGTCGACAGGCCGTTCTCCTGGCTCTCGGACTGCGAGGCGAGGCGCAGAGTGAACGGCTGCTGTGACACCCCATTGACGAAATTGGGAATGGATCCTGAGATCAGCATCATGCCCCCCTGAAGAGGGTCCGGAGCGTGTCATTGCTGCCGCTCAGGATGTTATGGTCAGCGGTGTTGGAGTCCAGGCGCACCAGTGATGCACGAGCGCGGGTCTCGTCCTCCTGCGTGAATCCGGAGAGAGTCGCGGAGCCGACCGTACGCTGTTGGAAGATGCGGCCAGAGCGAACCACGATGTAGTGGCGCGCAGCCTGGGGCAGCTCGTTGAAACCCAGGAGCACGACCATGTCGACCTTGATGCCGCTGTCGAAGGTATAGCTGTGGGTGGTCTTGTTGTACAGCCGCTGGCCACGTACCGTGACGTCGATGGGCTGGTCGGTGCCGGTCGAGTCGCATTCGATACAGTTCAGCGGCAGCGTAATTTGCTTGGTGTTGAGGTCTGGGACCAGGGTCATGCACTTCTCGGTATTGAAATGCCATGCTTCCTGTTGGACCTCGACGGAGACTTCCTTGAGGACTTGTTGCGCGACCACTGCATCAGCGACACCTGCAGCTCCTGCCAGCGAGTTGATCGGAGATTCGCCAATCGTGGACAGCAGGGTGTTGATCGCCTCAAGTTCCGTTGTTGCGGTGAGTGCCATCGGATTCCTTCTACGAAAAAAAAGGAGAACCCCAAGATGTGCTTGAGAGTTCTCCTTAGGAGTTACTTGATGGGGATTAGGCCAGCTTCAGTTCCACCGCGCAGGCTGGACGCAGGACGCCGTGGCCCATTGCGTACTTGGCAACCATCAGGGTGCCCTGGCGGCTGATCTGGTATTCCGATTCCATCGCGAGGTCCATCAGCTTGACGGTACCAACAGCGTCCGGAGTGGAGACCACACCCACGGTGTTGGTGAAGGTGCCTGCGTACTTGTCGCCGGTGCCAGCAGCCACGGTGCCCGCAGCAATGGTCGAGCCGAACGGGCCGTTGTTGGTCGGGACGATCTCGATGCCAGCAACCTTGATCACTTTGCCGTCCGAGTAGGTACCGGTGCCGCCCCACTGGGTGTTCATGAACTTGGTGTTCTGTGCCCGCCGGTCGTAGGCCTGGGGGCTGCGGAAGGCCACGCGGCACTCCTTGGAGACGTTCTTCTCGTCCAGCTTCTGTGCAGCAGCGAACAGCGCCTTGATCAGCTTCTCCGCCGTTTCATCGGTCAGCATCGCAGCATCGGTCACCGAGCCACCGCCCAGTTCGCCGTTGACCGGCGAGCCAGCGCGTGCGGCCAGGACAGCCAGTTGCAGCAGCTGCTTGTCCTTGGTGTAGGCCAGCTTGCGACCCATTTCGGTCGAGTATTGCGAACGCACATCGTAGTGGTTCATTGCCTCGTCGATCTGGGCGATGAAGGCATGCGACACCAGCAGGTCGTCGATGGTGATGATCACCTCGTTTGCCGGGACCAGGGTGCCGTTCAGCTCGGTGCCCGGAACGTGGTACTCAGCGCCGATCTGGCCCAGGATCGGGAACTGCGCCGATTTGCCCGAGGAGATGGTGCGTTCCTTGAAGCGGCCAGCGGTGACGGTAGCCATCTCGAATGCGGTCATCACTTCGCCAGCGAAGACCTTCAGGAACAGCGCCTTTGCGTCACCAGCGTTGTTGATTTGACCCAGACGGGATACGTTTGCGTTTGCCATTGTGTTTGTCTCTTGAAGAATTGAGGGGGATGTGTTGAGGGGCTTCCTTCGCTTCCGATAGGCGTGACGAAGTTGTCCTCCGCAGAGGGCTAAGTCGGTCGATCAGGGCTAGGGATGCTTCTCAGGATGAAACTGTTGAAGAGTCGGGAGATTCAGAACGTGGCTCTCCCTCGGCCACTGCGATTTACATCACGTTCGACCGGGCCAGCTTTGCGGTGACCTTGGCGCGGTATGCCGGATCCTTCTGGTAGCGTGGATCACGCATCGCTTCAGTTACCTGGGCGATGGACTCAAAGGCGTCCACCGGCTGTGCCGTGGTGCGGCCGCCCAGGAGATTCGGTTCGGAGCCGTTGTCAGCTTTGAACTTTGCCTGCAGGCCAGCCACCGCGAGGGTTGCTTGCGCCAGGTTGCCGGAGGCGATGGCAATGTTGTACGCATCCTGCTCGGCAGGTGGTAAGTTGACCTTCGCCCAGGTGACCATCTGACTGTACGCTTCCGCACCGCCGCTGGCGGTCAGGATGGTGTTGTCGTACTGAGCAGCCACAGCCTGTTGGCCTTGGATGTAGTTGTCGACGAGGCCTTTGTCGAAGCCAGCGGCCAGGAGCTTGGCGTACGACTCCTCGCTCAGTGCGCCGTTCTTATCGAACTCGGCGGTGAACTCGCCCAGGTCCAGACCTTTATCCTTCAGTTGCGCTTCTGCTTCCGCATTCGGCGGGACTTCGGTTGCCGGTGGGGCTTCCACAGGCGGGGTCTGGGCTTCGGGCGTGGCCTGCGACTGTTTGGTTTCCAGCTCGGCGTATGCCTTTGCCATGTCTTCCACGGTCGCGAACTTCTCCGGGAGCCACGATGGGCGCTCGCCACCGGTAGGTGCTTCGGGTGCCGCTC